CTATTCTTTTCAACCTTAGCTTCAATAAGTCTGGCTACCCAGTAATGCTTACGAGCAGGTAATCTCATTTGTTGATCTTTTACATTAAAATCGTCAAGTACTAAATCCTGTCCTACCTCTTCAATGTATATTTTTAATCGATCATCCACAAAGGTAGTATAAATATAAATATGCAAGAATCAAGTGGTAAATTTAAAGAGAGATTCTTTAAGCTACTAGCTGAAGACATTTCTACTGGAGGAGGTGCTTTGGGTACAGCAGCTGCTAGTAGTGATGTATATAACCCAGCTACAAATATAAACTCTGGAGATACATATGCACCTGGTGGTGCAAGAAAATCAAAGATGCTAGGTAGTGGTACACAAACAAGAAGTGGTTATGTATCTAAAAAGAAAGCTAAGAAAGATAAGAAAAAGGTAAAGGGGGTTAATTTCGCTACTGGTAAAGTTAAAAGGGTAAAACTGCCTGGGGAAAATGAGGAAGATACCCACTCTGAGCACGAAGAACAAAGTAATGGCTGATCTAGGACATTGGCAGGGTTTGCTTACTGAAGATACCATTCCGTACGGTTTTATATATGAGATAACAAATCTTACTAATAATCGTAAGTATATTGGTAAAAAGCAGTGTCAATCAGTACGTAAGCGGCCACCTCTAAAGGGTAAAAAGAATAAACGACATCAAATCGTTGAAACTGACTGGAGAACATACACCTCTTCATCAAATGAGCTAAATAAAGACATTATTGAGCTAGGAAAAGATAAATTTAAGTTCGAAATCCTTATATGTTGTGATAGTAAATGGGAACTCTCATATAATGAGATGAAGCTACAAGTAGAACGCGAAGTCTTACTAAAAGATGAATACTACAATGGAATTATCAACGTTAGAATTGGAAAAAGAAGACGATAGTGTAAGAGGTTACACTTTTGTTAATTTAAACCGCCTCTTAGAGTCATCTTATAAAGAATATCAGTTATATATAAACGAAAACGAGCTTAAGTTAACTAAAAAGGAAAAAAAGCAATTAGGTTTTCATTTTATAGCGTCAAAAATTATAGAAGTATGCTCTTATAGTGATACTAGAAAGTGGTTTTACTATAAGAGCAACGAGAATGTTGAAAATAAGTTAGTAAAACAGCTATTTAAAACATTGCCGACTAATATAACATACGGTGATACTTCATTTCAGCAGTTTTTAGATGATAGGGATTATAGTTCTTTTACTAGTAAAGATGTTTCAAAAGTAAGTTATGATAAATTTGGTAGATTTTTACGTTCTAACGGTTTACTCAATCTCGCTAACAAAATACACCTAAATTTAAATATAAAACTATCGCTACTCCCATAAATAAAGATATGGACGAGAAATTTCTTAGGGTTATTGCTGAAAACACCCCAAGCGACTCTGAATACGAGATAGTATTGCGCGCGAACGATGGTGAAGTAGTAGATAGTGTTAAGATTTCAGGTACAAGCTACGCATTTGGTTTGTTTAAAGATATTAAGACTGTAATTGAATTAGGTGAAGATATTGAAATACCAGTTGAGGATCAGCCAGTTGAAGATAACCAGATTTTAGATCCTAAACAGACTGCATCCCTTAAGCTAGCAACTGACTTAGTAAAAGATCCAAAGAAACGTTTAATGGCGCTTTCCTCTCCTAAGTCAAATCTACAAAAAGCTCTTGGTGATATGTATAATAAAGTAGCAGATAAAATTAAAGCTATAGCTAATACAATAAAATGAAAACAGACCATTTATTCAAAAAATATATGAAGGTACTCATCGAGCAAGATGATGAAGCTGACGCAGCTGCAGTAGCTACTGAAGTAGATGCTACTGAAGTAGAGGCTGAAGTAGAGACTGAAGTACCTAGATTAACTACAGAAGCAGAAATATATCTTACAAAATTAGCTGCTCTTGCGTTTTCTTATTCACCTACACCAGAGGAAGAGAATTTAATTAACACTCTATCACAAGAATACGGTCAATCAGAGCCTAAACGTGTTACAGATCAGATACAAGATTTGTTGCAATCCTCTAACCAGGCACTAGAAAAAGAATTGAATGAAGTATAAATCATTACAGCAAGTATATGGTGAGGGTGTTCGTGGTAATGTACCTCCGCGTAAGCATCTAAACGTTCTGGGTGAAGCAGTGGTTACTGTTAAATTTGATGATATTGAAGGTGAATATGAAACCAGAATAGAGGATATATATGCAAGAAAAGTATTAGGGTTTACTGCTGGTGCAAAAGCAAGATTAGATGAAAGATTAGATAAGTGGATGCAGTTAGGTAATTGGAGTGACCATGGTCGTAAGGTTGGTGTATCGCAGATAAAAACTGCCCTATTAAATGTCTTTGATATGGAGGATCCAAAAGTGGTTGAAAAAATTGCTTTAGAAATAAAATTACTTATAGAAACTAAAAGCGCCGGGTCTCTTAAAACTATGACACCGTTTTTAATAGACGGTAGTGAAGCAACTGGATCTCTTAATTTATTTGAAGTATTTGATAGTGTACCAGGTAACTTAGAGTACTTAACTAATAAAGATTTTCTATCAAAGTTATTTCAAATTGATTTTAGTGAAGGTAAAGTAGCGGTCGGGCCAGGTGAGGTTGCTCTAACTCTATATTCTGAAGCTTATAATCCCCCTAAAGGTGATTTACAGATTAACGAGATTGGTGAAATAGAGATGAAGGGATCGGCTGGTAGGGTTGGTAAAGGTGTAGAGGCGGTGGAAGTTGATAAAAAATATATACAGCCAGCTACAGGTGCCACGAGACTTAAAGAAGAAAAAATAGAGATGCTTGATAAGGTTAAGGAGAGTCTTAAGAGTCAACAACAACAGCTACAAAAAATTGCACAGATTTTACCGGAAAAAAGAATTGGTTATAAAGCAATACAAGGTTTATTAAAAATTGCTGATTCTAAAGGATTAGAGGTGCTAGATGATGATGATGTTTATAGTAGACTTCGAACACCTGCTAATAGTAGAAAGAGTATTCAAAGTATTATAGTACATTTAGAATCACAAGAGGAGAATACTAACGATATAACACAGCTTAGTAATGCTTTAGAAGAAGTTGCAGAAAGTATACAAAATATATACAAACATCAAGCTTCGGGCATGCAGACAAGATTTAATTTATTTTGGAACAATAATAAAGGTGATAGAAGTGAAATTTTTTATGAATATTTGAATGAAAAATTTAGAACTAATAAAGATGCAAGAAGGTTGTTAGATACATATAAAGATAAATTAATACCTAGTCAATTAGTTGCAGCAACTATGATAGCTAATTACCAATACCATGAAAATTTTAAATATATTGTGTTTTCAAACACAGATGTATCATTAATTGAAGGTGGTAATTGCCCTACAGTAGTTATGGGACGATTTATTAATGATTATGTGCACAATCTTGAAATTTGCTTAAAGAAAGTAAACTCTCTAAAGATAGACCCAAATGTTGAAAGAGGTAGCGGATTTAATACAACAGTAATACCATAATATGAAGAACTTTAAACTATATTTTGAGCAATACCAGCTCATAGAAGAAAACGCTAAGGGACACTTAACTCACTTAGAAGAACTCTTACTTACAAAGGGTGAGAGAGGGTATGATGAAGCTCGTACCTATATTCTAGATCTTTTAGGTATGCTTCAAGGTAAGCATAAAAGAAAAATAAAAATGTCTGTTAAATGGGATGGCGCTCCTTTTATTATGGCAGGGAAACATCCACAAAATGGTCAACACTTTGTAGCCACTAAATCTGCCTTTAACAAAGAGCCCTTACTTAATTTTACAGAAACAGATATTATTAATAACCACGGCGATAAGCCTGAGTTGGCAAATAAGCTTAAAAAGGCTCTTAAGTTTACAAAGCAAATGGGTATTAAGGGTCTGATAGGTGGTGATATTATGTATACTAGTCCTAGTGAGATCGGAAACGCAGTGTATGATGATGAAGAGTTTATTTCTTTTCAACCTAATACCACTGTGTATGCTGTAGATAAAGATTCTGAACTTGCTAAAGAAATTAGTAATTCAGTAATGGGTGTTGTTTGGCATAGTGCCTATTCAGAAATTGATGATAGTACTAAAAGAGCTTTATCTAATAGTGAATTTAAGCAGCTTAAAAAGGTTCCCGGGGTGTGGATGGATGATGCAGAATTTACAGATTCAACTGGTAAGGTTGATATAGATAAAGATGAAGCGAAGCAAGTTAAAAACTTAATAAAAACTGCTGACGGTATTAAAGTTAAATTTGGCCCCTTAACTAAATTTTTACCATTAGTAAACATCTATCTTAACACTGAAATTAGAAAGGGCGCATTTATTGAAGACCCAGAAGGTTCATTTAAGAACTTCTATCAGTGGTTGAGCAATAGAAACGAAACGGCTATTAAAAAATTAGTAGCGAAAAAGAGAATAGAGGAAAAAACGAATGCTAGTAAAGAGCAGTTAGCAGAATTAAAATCATTAAGTGGTGATATGATCAAGTTGTTTAAGAAGAGTAAGCTGCTGCAACAAGCAAAGCAGATTTTCATTAACAAATATAATAATGCTGTGTATAATACGAGGCACTTTTTTGATAACGGCGATGGTACCTTAAGACCGTCTAACCCGGAAGGATATGTAGCTATTAACAATGACGGTGACTTAGTTAAATTTGTTGATCGTTTGGAATTTAGTAGGGCAAACTTCGGATCCGGAAAACCAGGAGCAAAATAATGAGTAAAGATCAAGTAACAGAACTTAGAGAAGATATAAGACGCTTAAATGATACTATAATAAGCGAGTGTAAAGATATTCATAAGCGAATAAACCCAGTTGCTGAGGATTTAAAAGTTGTGGTGGATAAGACTAATAGACATGACAAAATTATATGGGCTACTATAGCAGGTATTATAACCGTATCTGTTACGTTTGCTAAACTACTATTTTTACCATGATTAGAACATTTAAAGAGTATTTTGAAGAAAATAAAGCTGTAGAATCTCTTAAGGGGTGGGAGCATGATGATGCGAGAGATTATGCCGTAGAACTGATAAAGCAATTCGGGGAACCTGATGAAGTGACAGAAAATATGCTACTATGGAATAATATTGAACCGCCATTTGAGTCTGTTTATATTAAAGATGAAAGTATACCACATGAGTTTCCTGCAGCTCATAGAGATTATGTCTATTCTACTATGGAAATAGATGTACCAGCTGACATGTTAGATACTTTAGGTCATGTAACTGGTAGTATTATATATGATGGTCTTAAAAAAGAAGTAACTGCAAGATGTGGTGATTTATATGCTAATGCTGC